AAATAAATATCGTGGTTACCAATAATGATTGATGTTGGTATCTTGAGTTCATTCAAAGGTCCAAGAAAGATTTCTCTCATTGTGTTAAGAGTTTTATAATTGATGAATTTTCTTCTATCAACAACATCACCCAAATGAATTATTTTTTTAATTTTTCGTTCTTTTAAAGTAGGAAAGAATATATCTTCATAGAATTTTTTAAAAAAATCATTAAAGATTAGACTATCATTTCTAGCACCAAAATGAGTATCAGTTATCAATGCAATCTTCATGCGTATGCCTCTTCCATAAATTCAACAAGAGGTGATAATTTAGCAAGGGTATTATCAACTTCTGGTTTTGGTTTTTTCTTAGCCCTTTTCTTTTCTTCAAATGCATGAATGAAGTCATATATACTTGCACGTTTATCTGCTGTCATTGGAGATGCACCAGATATAACACTTGCAGACTCTTTTGAACCCATTGCTTCCATATCAGAATTATCTTCAAGAGAACTAAACTCATCCATTGTTTTATATTTAATATACAGTTGTTTCTTTTCTTTTTCAATTCTTCTAAGAAATGCGTAGTATATGATTTGAGTAAAATATGCAAATGGGTTTGTTGATTTTTCTGGATTGAAGTTGCTTGCGTACATTACACAATTTTCAATTCCATCACTTACCATTTCTTCCCGAAATGCATAATTTATAAAGTTAGGCCGATGGGAAAGTCTCTCTGCAATTTTTAAAAAACACTCTCCTGCATAATCTGGTATTTGTGGTGGTTCTGTGTCATCATCTTTTGACTTCAAATAATTTTCACGATAATCTCTCATGACTATCAAGAATTTTTCATTATCCACATAATGCTGTTTCTTTCTTGGCATGAATATCCTTTCTTACTTTAATTATATAATCATATTATATCAAATTCAATTAAAAAAGTCAAGTAATATTTAATATTAAAAAAGACTTGACAAAACCTCCACAAAATGTTATAATTAGTCTGTGACGTTTTGAATGAAAGTATATACTTAATTTAATAGCATATCTTCTCTATTTAAAGGAACAAATTCTTCCCTTATATCACCCACTTCATTTAAAATATCTTTATATATTTTAAGCATTTTAGGTGAAAGATTTGTAATCGTTACAATATATTTTGCAGATACAGGAATCACTTCGTCTTCTGTAAATGGAATCCATTTTGTAAATCTCACACCTTCCTCACCATCTTTATCGGTAACTTGAGATATTTTTATAGGATGCTTAAAATTAAAAAATCCATCCTCTGGTTTCAAGTACATGGCTAGGATTTCTTCTCCACTTGCTAGTTTGACATATTTAAGAGGTGCAGACATATTATCCTTTTATTGGAATTGTGTATATATGGTATGGAAATTTTTCACTAGTGTAGATTTTAATTCTTTCCATAAAATGATTTAAGGTATAATTTTTTCTCTCTTTATGTGTAAGGTCATCAGCTATATCATATAAATTTGCAGATTTTTTTGTGTCAGATGTTCTTAGGCCTCTTCCTATTGATTGCAAATTTCTTATACGAGATTTAGAAGGAGAAGCGAAAATGATGTTATGAAGATTCCTAATATTGATGCCAGTACTGTATACACCATAACTAGCGCATATGACGGCATCTCGTTCTTGTTCAACGATTGATCTAATTTGTTCTCTTGAATCTGCATCTGTTCCTCCATAAACAAAGAATACTTTTCGTGAGGTATCTATTTTATCTCTCAACATTTCATGTAGAATATTTCCATGTTTTTCTACTAATTGAAATAGGACTAACGAATTTCCTGAAAGACTCTCAACCAGATTACATATGTATTTATTTCTCTCTGTGTGACTTACTATGAAATCTATTTCCTCTTGATAGTTCAATTTAGAAACAATCGTACTGGCTTCTTTTGAGTATTTCAATACTAGACATTTGATGTGAATTTCCGATAAAGTTTTCTTTTTGATCAACTCCTTTGTAGTTGTAACTTTTTTGGTTGATCCAAATAATCCTTCAAGTATCAATTTATGTACCTCAATGTCATCAAGTGTTCCTGTTGTTCCTATTCTATAAGGAGCATTTTCTAGACTTTTCATTATTTTTGTTAATGATTTTGATTTATAAAGATGTGCTTCATCCCCTATCACTAATTCAAAATCCGAAAAGAAGTTCTTTTTCTGTTCGTACAGAGATTGCCATGTGGAGATTACGATTTGTTTATCTGTTACCTTTTCTTGTCCTCCAAAAATTTTATGAACCAACTTCTCAACATCAAAATTTTTATCGGCCCGAGAGTATGAATCAAAATCCGAATACATCTGACTCACCAAAGAAAGAGTCGGCACTATCACTAAAGATTTTCTTGGTGAGAAATAACGTATTATGTAATAAATGATGAGAGATTTTCCAGATGCAGTTGGTGAAAGAAGCAAACACCTTTTTCTGTTTATTGCGTGTCTAACTGCGTTACTTTGATAATCTCTTAGTTTATATTCACAAGGAAATGATGTAAGAAAATCAAAATAATCTTCATTACTAATTTTTCCATAAGGATCATTCGTTTGATCTATTAAAGTATATTCTCTGTCATATGCAAATCTCTGCACTTCTGGTTTGAGGCCATAGTACATTCTACCATTATCCATATTGAAAAGATAAACAAAACCATCCCACTTTTTTCTACGAAACATGGGCATGAATTGATAGTCTTTAGGCCGAAATCGAAAGTAGTGATTCAATTCCATTCGTACACTTGGTTCACAGATAAGTCTTAGATATACTTCATTTTCCTTTTCTATGATTATTTTCACTATTACCCCAACCCTGCAACAAATTTTCTCCAACTGATTGCATTGTTGATATGAAAACTTCTATTTTCGATCATAGAGAGAACGGATTTTAAATATTCAACCTTTCCCTCTTGTTCATTCATTATCTTCTCAGCCTTCTGTAGAACCTCATCGGCTGCAACGTAATGTCTTTCAAGTTCAGTTTTAGATAAACGAATATTGTGTTCTGGTGCTTTTCCATTTTTGGAAATTACCACTTCCCACCTTTGCTGAAAAAGAATTTTCCAATGAGTTTTGAGATCACTCATCTTTCGTTTTTCTTTAGAATATATGTTTAAGTATTTTTGATGTACGTTTGGAATGTTCAATGATTCATTATCCAAATCTTTATCATCAATATGAGAATCCTCTTCCCACATCTTCATGATTTCGTTAAGTTCCATAATTTTAATTATTCAAAAGGTTTTTTATTTCATAGTTTGTATACTGGAAAGTAGCGGTTGCTGTAAAATATTCTAGATCTGCGGCCGAACTATCAAACTCTAAACTGGTGATGGAAATAGGAAATGCTTCATAAAAATGAAATTCCATTTGAGAGTTCATTGCACTTGTTAATACTGAAAGAACGATAGTTGAAACTGTGCCACCTCTAGGTGTGAAATCTGATTTTGCTTTGAGTGATTTAAATTTATCATGCCCTTCTGCAAGACCCAACGCAATAATACGATCATATATTTCTGTCCAATTTTTCAAATGTTCATCTACTACAAATCTAACTTCAAGAGTTTCAAACGCAACCTTTGCTCCAGCATATTGGACAGTTGCATAAGGATTTGTAACCTCAATATTTGAAATAGACACGCCAGGGATGTTTACTGCTTGACAAAACCATGTCAAGTTTGGAGCATCTTCCATTGCTAATCTAAAACTAATGTTAGATAGGTAATTTAAATTGTCTGGTATTTTGTTTGCTGCTGCCATAGTATTCCTTTACTACTATTTATTCAACATTTCTTCAAACATTTCATAACTAATATCCTTACCTACAAATATAAATTTACACTCTGGATTTTCTTCTTCAATAATTTTATGATTTTTAAGAAACGGAGTATTGTCTTTTTCATGAAATTGTTCAACATTTGACCCTAAATATATTCCAGAACTTGTTTGGCTATGGTAATAATCAAATCCTACGCAATAAAATGTCTCTCCAAAATTATGCTGACAGGCCAAACGTAATGCAACTGCATCTGTATTCCATCCATCATCCCACCATTCAACATCTTCTATC